GAATATCAAAGGATTCTGGTGTTGTCGGAAACTCAATCCCTATCTGTGCAGTAATACTTCCGTCTGGATTGTAGTTGTCATAGTCAAGATAGAGTGTCTTGAACTTGATATAGTCTTTCAGATATTCCGCAACATCAAATGTCTTCTCTAGACTGATCTTACCTTCCTGATCTATCACCTGATAGTAAACGAGTCTACCATCTGCTTTCTTCTGCATGGTCTCGTTACCCTCATCAACCTCTCGGAGTTTATAGAGACCCTCGGACACAACCATACGAACATCATTGAAGTTGACCGTGTTACCATTAATAACACGTATTGCTTCTGCCTGTAGGTACAAGTGTCGTGCAATCTGTTGTCTCTCAGTATTAGTCGTTATATGATTGAATGGTGTCTTGTCACCATATGCACCAAGGAACTTTGCAATTGTGATGCCAGGCCCTAACTTGGTTGCAGATGTAATCTGTCCCTGATTATTGGGATTGTATACTGGATCAACTAATACTATCATGGTGTAAACCTCTTTCCTCTATTCTCAATTGCATTACCAATAGGTTCAAATCCAAATCTAGACGATGGGGATTTCTTCGCAGTTCTACCAACTGACGGTGGCGACTTTGTTTTGTATTCTGTATTAAGTCTTTCTTCCGCAACAAGTTTACCACCAATCGATTCTCTGGATGACTCATTTCTAAACGCAGAACGAATCTCTTGAGTTGTTGGAACGTGATTGAACACATCCTCATAATCATCAGTGAGTAATGTCTTTGTCAACAACACATCCCCACCATCGACCACAACAGTTCTAATTGCATAGTCACCATTACCCGCTTGTCCAACTACCCACTGACCAGTTATGTGTGCTTGGGGTGGTTCTGTGTGACCAGTCGGTAATGCCATCTCTTCATCCGCAAACATCGGTATATGGAAATTAGCGGTCAATAACTTAGGTGGTGAGAATGTTGACGCACCAGTTGCAGCAGTACCCGCAGTGACCGCAGTCAGTGCGTGTTTAGAGTTTTCAGCATAGTATGATCTGAGTGAGAGGTCTGCCTTATCTGCATGGTTTGATTTAATTGCTTGAAGTGCCTTACCATAGAACGAACCATAGAACACTGCACCAGAATTAAATGGAACTGCACCCTCACCGCCTTGGAACACATTACCAGTGAAGTCCACAACCTCACCACCAATCGCACCTCTCTGTCCCAGAACAGATATGTACTTCGCACCAGTAATGTTTGTGACATCGGCAGATACCGCAAAGGATTCCTCACCTGACACAAAAATACTCTTACCACCAGCGATTTCCATATTACCCTCAACCACAACCTTGGAGTCCAACTTCACTTGGTGATTGTGTTCACCCAGACATATGTCCGTGAGTGTACTCATTGTTCGGTTGATCTTACTCTTCTTGACAGTCTCTTCACGATTACCTGTGGTGATCGTTCGGTGATTCTCTAGGATATTTTCTCGTAGACTTCCTGCCACATTGACATTATAGTTACCACCAACATCAACATTGTAGTCACCAGTCACCTTCATGTTCAAGTTACCTTGATACACGAGATTACCATTACCCTCAATGATAACAGTCTGATCACCACCAGTCACTTCGACCTTGTTGTTTACTGCGGAAATGATAACAGAACCATCGGCACGCATCTCTACACCCGCACCTGTACGATGTTTTATCAGTACACGTTCACCGCCAGGCGTATCATCCTGTTCAATCACATGACCAGAGATAGTCTCTTGTACTTGGTTGAATGGATACTCAGATGGTCTCTGTGGTTGTATCCCCAAGGATACACCAATGTCACCACCCCCAACATAGAGATTGTTTATCTTAGAACCACGAGATGCCTTATTAATAGATGTCCCAAAGTTATACTCTCGTTTGGGATATTCACCAGTAGGGTCTTGCATACCATCTTGGGCAACACCCAAAGTATTCTCTAGTCCCTCACCGAGTTTGTCAACTCTTAATCTATGATTGTCTTTTTTAGTTGTCACTTATTCATCTCCGATGGACTTAATGGTGAAGCATTCAATGGATCATCTGTTCGGTTCTGTTTTCTGAACACAGATTCAACATAATCCACAACATCAAAGTATGGGTCAAATTCATTAATGTCAAGATCGTTGTGACCAAAGACTTGCCCGCCTGGGAATCTACGATAATACCCACCCAAAAATTTCTCTAGTGTGGTAAACTGTTCTCGTGTGAATGACTGAGAGGATCGATAGTCTTCTGGATTATCCTCACCAGTAGACACGTTAATACCACCAACCAATGCAATACCAATAGAATATTTGTCGTGACCATTTACTGGTGCGTGGTCACCCTGTATGTTCACTGGTCTACCTCGTTGCAATCTACCATCCCTTCGTATGACATAATGGTATCCAATACCGTCATGTCCCATATCAATCTGTACATTATTTATCTCTATAGAACCAATGTCCTTATTGGTGTGAGTCTCTGTGGCGTGAACAACAACCTCGGTCACGTCTCGATTCACATTAGTAAACTCTGCGTCTAGTTCTTCTACCGATGAAACATAGGTAAAGGCATCGTCTGGACTATTGCGACCATCCCATTTGTCGGTCATAACAGGTTGACCTTCTTCGTACAGACTCGCATCAATAATAACAGTACCACCAATTGTGGTATCTAGACCTCGCATCTTTTGATCGATAGTTGAAATCTCTTGTTGTGCTCGTGCAATCTCTTGTTCGGGAACACCTTGTTCCTTTGCCTTTTCGATCATTTGAACTTGCATCTCTAATGTAGAGGTTGTTCCCTCATCTGTAGCAAGGATTCCTTTCATACGATCTGATACATTTTCAGATTTATCTGTCAGTGTCTTGATTGCCTCTTTTTTCTGTATGACATCTTCACTGGCAAACTGTTCAAGTATTTTCTTTCTTTCTCCCTCAGTGGTACTAATACCACCATCGACCAGAGTAGAGATAAATGTAGAGGCAGTACCAGAAAGACCTTCTGCCATATTTTGTACCACACCAGAAAGTCCCTTGTCTGTACGACCATCAAATTGGGAATTGAATTGATCTACTGCCCCAGTTGCTTCATCGATAGCACCCTTGACATTGGCAACATCAGTTTCTACAACTGACTTCATATCTTTTAGTGTATCTAGTTCGTTTTTGAGTGACTGAAACTCTTCTTTGTATCCTTGAATACCAGTGTCATTCAAAACTGTATCTTTGGTAGTTTGGATGAATCCATCTATCTTGTCTATCTGGAGTGCGTCTTTTATTCCTGATTCGATCTCACCTGTAACCGCATCAATTTTAGCATTGACCTTGGCAACTCCCGCATCGATCTTACTCTGAATTGCATTTATCTTACCGTTTAATTCAGCAACAGGTGCGAGTGAACTAAAACTAGCAGTAAGATTACTGGCAAAAGTAAGAGCACTGGTGACTGTCGAGATTATACCCATTATTCCACCACCACCCGCAGATTTTGGTTTCAATGCATCCACAGTGGTAGTAAAGTCGATCAAAGACTGGTACGCATCGTTCTGTTTGTCCTGTGCAATAGCAATACATTTAGAAATACTTTCGGCAGTGCCATCACAAGTGACTGCTAATGCAGAAGTGGGATTACTTGATTTGATTGCGGGAAGTCCTGTCAGTGCGGCAACACTTGTTGATAGAGTACCAAACCCTCGTGCCTCATCTGCGGAATCACGACCCGCACTTCTTACCAAAGCACCGACAACATCAAAGTTGTTACCATTCCCATCGGAATCTGTTGTAGTGGTGATGGATAAAGTATTGAGAACAAGACTTCCTGCCGAATCTGCATCTTCCTTGAATCGTAGGAACTCACCATTAGAATCCACCACGGTATCTTTTGTGACTACAAGGACATTACCTTTCGCACCAGATGCAGGAAAGTCATCGGTAATCTTACCGACATGACCTGTAATGACCTCTTCACTAGAGTTGCAAGTTTGTCCTAATGATTTGACACCACCAAGAATCTCACCATCTTGTTGACCAAGAGTCGTGTTTCTTTTTACAAAGGTTTCATCAACAGATTCAGCAGTCTTCTCTTGGTATCTGCTTGTCCGTAGACTGTTTCTTCGTTCTTCACTTTTCAGAACAGAATTTAAATTAGTTTTTGTTAATGCCATTATACTATCCTATCCGTCAATCGTCTTGCTTGCAATTCTATTTGTCTCACAATAGAAGTATTACCCAAATAGTATTTACCTACTATATGACAGATACCTTTATTGTCAAGTCTGTCAGATTGCAATAATCGTATGTTGGCAGACGACTGAGTACCATTTAACTCGTAGGCAATAAATGCTAGTTGGGTCATAAAGGTATTACTATTATTAGAAAACTTTTGAAGATCATCAAATCGTCTATCACTAAATCTTGCCAGACCCTTTGATTGGGGATTGACTCCAGTACGCATACCAGATGCCTGAGACAACCCTGCGGTGAGTCCGATTGCTTGTTTCTCGGTGTATCCCACATTCAAGAAGAACTTTACTGCCGTATTCTCTCGTTGGGTTTTTACTCTAGTTGAAATATTTCCTGTTTCTTCATTCTGAATATCAACTTCTTTTGGTTTAACTGTTTCTGCAATCTTTTCCCAAAGTCCTTCTGGTTTGTTATCTACCACAATATCTTCATCTACCTGACCCAGTTGCACGGTGGTAGGAAACTCCACATGAGGAAGTGAACCTAACACAATAGGTGTCTGTGAGTTTACCCCATCCATGAACATACCAAACACCAGTGCACTTGGTTGTAGTTGGGGCATTCTTCCGATACCAGAGGCACCACCTTCGGTAGTAGGAACAACACACTGTGCCCAAGGCAAATCTGCTTGAGGAATTAGTCGAGTCGATTCTGTGTGTAATCCGTGAACACGAATCTTCACACGACCCTCAAAACCATATGGTGGTGAGGCATCCACAACAGTCGCAATGAACCATCGGGTATTGTCTCCATAGAACTCAGATAGAATTGGTTGAGGCATTACGGAAGTTTCTCCAGTTTACACACATTCATAGAGACAGTATGTTGTGTCCCTTGGAATGTATGTCTTGTGTCATAGATAAGAAAATTACCAGACTTTGCCTTATCGATAAGTTGGTCTTCGGTTGCAACAGCAGAACTTTCCACATTATCGTTCACAACCTTTAAACTAACAATATCACCAACCGTTGCTTTAGAGATGATAAACCCTGCACCCTCTACTACGACATTCATCATGTTTTTGTATATATGACCGAGAATTGCTTTACTCTCTATTTTCTTTTTTAACTGTGCGGTGTCATACTCATCATGGTAACTTTTCTTTCGACCATAGGTGCCTGTTGAGGTCACCGTATGAAATTTATGTGATTGATATTCATCAACTAGAATATCTCCCAACTGAAAATCTGGATCAAAAACATTTTGATTCTCACCAATAATGTTTTGTAGTTGTAACTTATCTAGCACACCCCTTATACTATGGTGAGACTTGGATACTTGACCAGTGTTTAGATTGGTATTGTTCAGTGATGAACCCACCGCACCTTGCTGAATCAATTTAAGACTATTTCCTCTCTTGGCAGTCTTGAGTGCTTTGATAGTAAAGGTTCTTTCAAATTCAGTCTGAGCATCTGCACTCGAAACATTGGCAGGGTTATATGTGTAGGGTAGTTTTGTGTTCCATGCTTTTTGTGATAACATGGAATCTAGATTACCCAAACGCAGATTGTTATCATGCATTGATGCATAGACAAAGAATGGAGAACCAGTTGTCGTTGTTGCACGATTACACAACCACTTGATCGCATCGATGGGATGTAGGTTAGGAACAATACCCCTCATGTTAGTCTGTATTGGACTAGCAGTCTTACCATCGGGTAATGCAAGGTATGAAGTGTCGATGTCAAGTTTCATTTCGGTTGCAAGCAATTTGATCATTATCTCATCAATATTACCATTGAATGACTTACTAATCTTCTTGACAGATGACAGGAATGCGTGTTCGTCTAGTAATGTAAATGAAACTATACTAGACTTTCCGTTGTCATTTGTCTTGACAGAATCTTCGATACCTGTCATAATGAATGTACGAGACATCACCGTTTCCAAGTCGTTGTCCACCGATGCCATTTCGAGTGACAATCTCTCGGTTCCTTGAAAATTCATCTTATCAAAGAGTGCTTTGTCATCCAGAATAACTACCGAACCTGTAAGATAAGGTTTATCCAGACTCTCAAATAAATTTAATTCGACAATCGATACTCGAACATCTAATTTATTTACCCCAGTCAAACCACCAAGACGATCTGCTGTGATCGTTGCCTTGGTAATCTTATACTGTTGGGATTGTGTCGTTTTGTACTGACTCATTAACTAACCTGTTTATGGAAATTATTAAACTCACTCACTACTCTTTCAATTACTGATGGTTTCAAAACAACAATCTGCTTTAATTCATTATTTCTGTTCTCCACACGATTACGATTAGTGATGGCAGTTGCACCAGAGGGTGCATTTAAAAAGTCGTATATTGGCAAGTCTACATGAACACCATTGGCATCCTCGTAGTGATGAACCGCATTGTACTGTTCTGATTCTGCCACCAATTGTGCAGTATAGAATGCTCCATCTTGTGCCGTGTATTGAATACTTTCGGTGGCAATAAATGCTTTGTCGTCTACTGTTTCAATAACAAGTTGACCCATATCAAGGTCTCGTTTTATGATAGTGCCGACTGTACCACTCACACTTCCAGTCACCGTAGTTCCCACTGGAAAGTCCGATGCGAGGACATCATTACTTGTGACTGTTCGATGAGGATACTTTACTTTTACTTCGTCAAGAAGTTTTTGTGCTTCGATGGGCCATCCTGATTCACGGAGATGGTCATTCATCAAATAGAATGTCCAGTAATAGTCCGTAGACCCATACAATTTATATGACAATGTGTCTGGTCGATCCCCTGCAATAATTGTTTGTTTGGAAGAGAAAGATACTGTATCTTTGAGACCATCTATAATATCAACATATTGCGATAAATTGTTGAAAAGTACTGGTGGTTCATTATTACCAAATCGATATGCAATTACACCAAAGTTTCTAAAATATTTTGTTCCCATTAGAATCCATCCTCTTCAACATCTTTTCTGTTGAGTGTTCTACTTTCTTGGAATGCCAATGTCATTTCTGTTTCTTGGAAGTTACCATCACTGTGCATTGACATTGCAGTGTTATTATATGTTACACCCACATCTCGGAGGTAACATGGTTTAATCTTTGTGGCAATCTCCTTACCGTTATATTCTATGTCTATCTGAAACTTATTTGGAAAACGATAACCGATAGAGATTGCACTTTCTCCCGGTAAGGGCAGAACAATGTTTTCTGGATATAGTTCTGTTCGGAAAAGTTTGACGATTTCCTTGACTTCGTCTGCTTCCTTTTTTGATGTAGGAATAAACTTGAATACAAACGAGAACTCTCGGAGGTTTACTTGTTTGAATAGTACTCGTGTATTGGGGTTTGATGTAACACCAGCGGCAGACTTGAACGCACCTGTAACTTCATCTGGCAGTGCAGAAACAAGTTTCACTGCACCTAGTTTTGCAACATCTTTATTCGCTGCACCTTTCAACCCTGCCGCAACAGTTTTCATGCCACCATCAATCATAGAGGTAATCGCACCTCGACCACTAATCAATCCTTGTTCTGCCGCGGCACCCATTCCACCGATGTCCATATTATCATACGCAACATTGTCACGATACTGTAGACCGATAGGGAGATAAAGAGATACTTGTCTACCCAGTGCGGTTAATGGTCGATGATTTACTACGGTTGCAAGTTCTTCGTTTTTTGCGTCAAAACTTGTCATCTCAGAACCATCACTACTGCCAATGGATTCCAAGAGATCACCCAATGCCTTGAATCCTTTGGAACCTAATTTCTCGATATTGCCGAATACATCCCCAAGATCAGTTTCTTGTTCTTTCATCACATTAAAGATAATGCGACCTTGATAGTCTCGATTATCTCTAGGATACTCTAATTCTATCGTTGATCTGACAGATTCTTCACCTTCGGTAGTAATTTGTTCTACTTCTTCGGACATCTTAGTTTCTCTATAAATAAGTAAGTTAGAAATTCATTATCTTTATTTATAAGGTTTTTATGGCATATAGTGGCAGGTACAGAGTAAAAAATACCAATAAGTATGAAGGTGACCACACAAAGGTTGTCTACCGTTCTCTGTGGGAGAAACACGCATTTAAATGGTGTGATGACAACCCCAATGTAAAACGATGGTCATCCGAGGAGGTTGTCATACCCTATCTATACGAGGTGGATAATCGTTATCACAGATACTTCATGGATTTAAAAATGGTCATGGAGAATGGTAAGACCTATCTGATTGAAATCAAACCAGATAAAGAAACCAGAATACCTACTGGTAGCAAGAAGACCAAGAGGTATCTTAATGAGAGTTTCACTTATGTCAAGAACATTAACAAGTGGACTGCCGCAAAAGAGTATGCCGAAAACCGTGGATGGCATTTTCAGATATGGACTGAGAAGAATGAACCATTGAAGACTCTCATTCCCAAATCAACAAAACCGTTGAAACCATTGAAGAAAACTTTGAGACCTTTTCGCAAGAAACCTAAAAAATAAGTATAAATAGAACTATGAGTAATATATTCAACAGACTAGAACTACAGGCATTCCGTGCAGGGGTAACACCTCGCACCAAGGAAAGTCGTGAATGGTTTATGAACAAAGCAAAGAATATGAGGTCTATCAATCGTCAAGCATTGATAAAAGAAGACCCTCTTGTTCAGAGAAACGCATTGAAGAACCTCTCTAGATCGGGTCTGGTTGGCACAATGCAGATGTTCTTCTACGATCCCAAGCACAAAGATAAACTTCCGTACTACGATTTGTTTCCTTTGATTGTGGTGGTTGGGCCTGCGGAAGGTGGATTCTATGGATTGAACTTGCATTATCTTCCTCCGATCCTTCGTGCCAAGATGTTGGACTCGTTGATGGATACTGCCAATATGAAGGCAACCGATGACGCAAAGTTCCAGATCACATACAAGAAGTTACAGGCAGTGTCTAATTTAAAATATTATGAACCCTGCTTCAAACATTATCTGACAAAACACGTTAAGAGTAAGTTCGCAGAAGTACCCATGCCTGAATGGGAGATTGCAACATTTTTACCGACTGCACAGTTCCGTAAAGCAAACTCTAAGAAAGTATACGCAGACTCAAGAAAAAGAATAGGTGGTAGATAGTGGCACTAGGAATAGATGATTTCAAATCACAGATTGGTAAGGGTGGTGGTATGGCAATGGGGAATCTGTTCAAGATTTTCCTACCACCTCTCACGGGTGATGCACGAGAGATGAACTTATTGTGTAAGGTCGCAGAAATTCCCGGTAGACAAATATTATCAACCGAAAAGCAGATGGGTCTGATTACAAACAAGATCGCATATGGTCATGCTACTGCCGATATTTCATTGACCTTTTACTGTCTCAATGATATGAAAGTAAGAGAGTACTTTGAGATATGGCAGAATCTAGCAGTCAATCAAGACACCCAAGAAGTTGGATATTATGACAACTACACACATCCAGTCATTATCCAACATATCAAGAAGGGAAGTGCATTCCCTATAGCAAAGAAAGAACTATTTGATGCAGGAAAGATACCTTCCTCCATCCGTGGCAGACTGCCGAGGTTGGGCCCTTTGGATTTAGCACAGGGTCAGTTTGATCTGAATTTAGTATTCGGTGACGATATTACCTATACAGTTATGCTAGATAAAGCATACCCAACAACATTGAATGCAATACCGTTGAGTGCTGATGGTCAGTTACTTGAAGTGACAGTTGAACTATCATATAAAAACTGGAAGTCCAAAGATGGAGATGCAACCGATACTGGTTTCATTGAAGGTCTTGCAGGTGAACTAATTAGAAAATTTTTATAACATTATTTGGAGAATATAATGGCATTACCTAAGTTAAATGTGACTAATACCTACAGGTTGACAGTACCGTCAACTGGAGTTGAGGTGTCATACAGACCCTACTTGGTCAAAGAAGAGAAGCAAATGATGATTGCCAATGAAACTGGTGATCAGAAACAGATGATGGAAGTGATGGCAAAGACCATTAGTGCTTGTGTGGAGGGTGAACTAAATGTCAAAGATTTAACTACATTTGATGTTGAGTATCTTTTTACACAGATTCGTGGTCGGTCTGTCGGTGAGACTGCCGATGTTGCCATCAAATGTGAGGATGATGAGTGTGGACACAAATCAAAAATAAATGTAAATTTGATGGATGCACAAGTCCAGTTGAACGAGAATGACTCTCTAATTCCATTATCCGATGATATTTCGGTTGAAATGAAATACCCTGCATATGGTGATGTTATAAAGAACTATAAAAAAGGGGAAGAAGAGTCTGTAGAGTTTGGTTTTACCATGATGGCAAAGTCTATAGAAGCAGTACTGACCGAGGATGAGAGGATCGTTCTCAAAGATTTACCAGTAAAAGAAGTAAAAGATTTTATCGACTCTATGACCAGAAAACAGTTTGAATCTATTGGGGAGTTCCTTGAAGATATTCCACAATTAACTCTAGATGTTGAATGGTGTTGTGAGAAATGTGGTAGGGATAATAAGCATCAGTTGTCGGGGTTACAGGATTTTTTTTCCTAAACCTCTCCCATGATAGTCTTGAGAATCACTTCAAGACTAATTTCTTTATGATGCACAACTACACTTATTCTTTGACTGAACTTGAGAATATGATGCCTTGGGAGAGGGAGATATATGTTACTCTTCTACAACAATGGTTAGAAGAAGAGAAGCAAAGACACGAGAAACAGCAAGCACAGATGAGAAAGTAAATGGCAAACGACAAACGCGAACCTAGAACAAAGAGAGAGATAGAGGAAGAGAAGCAAAGACTTCAAGAAGTCACTGATTCACTTACTCGGCAACGTGATGCCTCATTGAAACTGACTGAGGAAATGAAGAAAGGAACAGCACAGGCAGTTGTAAATTATGAGACAAATCTTGAACTTGCTAAAAAGCAAAAACAAGCAGGAGATGAAGCGGCATCTCGTGATGCCACATTTGCAGGGTTGACAGCAGTTATTGAGTCACAGGCAATGGCGGCACTCGCACAAGTAGAAGATAATAAGGCAGCGAGACTAGAGGCAGACAGAAAAGAAGCAAAGAAAGAACTCGATGAAATAGAGAAAAAACGAGAAGCAAACGCAAAATTAGGTGTGGTACAAAGATTCCGAAAAGGAATGAAGGATGGGGATAAAGACTTAGGCAAAGGGATCAAGACACCTAATTTTATCACCAAACTTGCTAAACTTGGTCTTGGTCTTGTTGGAGTCAAAGTCTTTACTACGATGATACAGAACTTCGATAAAGTTAAAACATTCACGAAAGAGAATATTGTCCCTGCATTGGAAGGTACCTTTAATTTTTTGAAGGATACCATGTATCCATTTATCAAAGATAACTTCAAAGAAATATTCGATGGTTTGGTAAAAGTCGGAGCGGCATTTATTGCCTTCAAGGTCTTTGAAAAGATTTACAATGCAATTCTATTTGTGAAACGTGGTCTGATGATGATCAATGCAGGACTTATTGCTGTGGGTGTTGATCTAGGGAAAATGACAGTAGGAGGAGTTTTAAGTAAAATCTGGGGTGCAGTAAAATTCCTCGGAAGAGCATTTCTTGCCGTAAATCTTGCTGTATTGAAACTTGCGGGTAATCTTATTGCTATGACGGTAAAAGGGGCAATCTTCCTTGTCTCACAGGCAATAAAATTCCTCAAGGCAGGATTTATTGCCGTACAACTTTTCACAATGAAACTGGCAACCTCACTGTTTTCTATGGTAGCAACTGGTGGCAAAGGTGCCGTGGTGATGTTGGCAGGGGCATTTAGTAAAATGAGACTTGGATTGTTAGCAATCTCAACATTCATTACTGCTACTATGGTTCCTGCATTAATGGCAACACTTGCAACACTTGCAACTGTAATGGCACCACTCCTACCGTTTATTGCCGCTGGTGCAGCGATTGCGGCAGGGCTATACTTCCTTGTTCAAAATGCCCAAGACTACAATGGGTTTGACGATGCGTTCGATCTGATTGGTTTGGCACTGGCAGAAGCAAAGGATGGGTTCCTTCGTTTAGGTAATGCTATTATCAAAATGAGAAACTTCGTTACTGGATTGGTAAGTTCTATCGCAGAATATGTCGGATTTGAACCAGATGTACTGGGCCCACAAGTGGCACTATATGAGGTAAACAATGCTCAGAAGTTTAGGTCAGAGGTTCATCGGAAACAAGAACTAGCGGCACAAGAGGGTGAGAAAAAATTAAGTCAGTTAGATGATGATCCTTTGATGGAAGGACTGGATATGACTCAGTTCCCAGAACTGGCAAATCTTCAAGGTGATCTAAATAATGCTATGTCAGATGCACAGATGATGCTATCCCAGACCAATGTGTCCAATGTTGCAACCACGAACAACAGTTCCTCGAATCATATGTACGGTAATCCTGACCCTGCCGTAGATAATAACGATGGTTTGGATAGACTTGCAAAGTTGTATAATGCGGGATTAGTATATTAAAAAAAAGGGAGACCATAGTCTCCCTATAAACCCTTCACGAATTTCTTCGTTTCGTTTTATCCAGTTAGTTCCTGAATTAGTCTCGGAAACCTTCACCCTTTACAAAGTGATGGAATCTATGTGAGATTACTGCGAACAGCAACCTCACAAGACTTGTCTCCGAATAAGAACCAT